CTTTTCAAATAGGGTTACTTCCTTTTCAGATCGTGGGTGACCTGATTTAATTGGAAAATAAACTACTGATGTGTTTGCTGATACTACATCGTCTTCAATTGTGTACCCTGCTGCTTTGAACAAATGCATCATTGGATCTGTAGTTCCAAATCGAATTGCACGAAGGAAGAAGTTTCCTCCAGGACCCCAGTGAACTCCAGGAGTTGCACCAGAAAGAATTGAAACTGATCCTGATGGCTTAACTGTTGTTACACGAATTGATTCACGAACACATAGCCATTCTGAATACTGGTGATCATAGTGACGGATCTTATTGTATCCTTCGTCCATCCATTCACGAACAACTGGCAAACCCTTTTGATCTGCAAATGATGCAATGCCAGTAAGTGATGTACCAATACGACGATTTCGTTGCATGATGCCGTTTGTTTGTGGCCAGTGTGTTGGAACAAGTGTTACAGTCTTTCCATAAAGGTATGCAAACTTCAGAGTACGCAGGAAGTCCTCCTTAGATTCATGACGATTCAAGTGCACTTCTACAAGTGTACATAGTTCGTATGACTCTAATGGCTGCTCCGCACAGGGGTTAAAGCCCATCACACGATAGTCTTTTCCATCTGGCGCATCCTTTAGCCTGCCATAATTACGAGCAACATCAAGCCAGATAAAGCCTGGTTCTCCGTTTTCCGTAATTAAATCTACATAGTCTTCGTACTTTGTTCCTACTTCTGCTGAAATAGAATTATTAGACATCCAAGCCCAGCCTGGATTATCTGGATCAAATGAGTTACGCTCTGGGAATAGTTCTGAATTCTTTAGATTCATAAATGTTTCATCCCCTGCATTTCCCAAAGCGAGTGTTGCTGAGCGTCGAACATTCCCTGATACCACACAGGTACCAATAAGGTTTACAAGGTCTACGATAGCACGAGAGTCTAGTGTTTCTCCGCCTCTGGAGCCTATTACACGGTCTATATGGTCGTGCAACTTGATAAGAGGTGCAGGACCTGACGCAACGCCTCCAAAGCCCTTAATAGGGGCTCCAAGGGGTCTAATCAAATCATAGTTAAATTTCTGAATGCTTTGGTTTGCTCTAAGATAAGAGTTGATTAGAAGTCTAACTGACTCTACCCAGCCTTCACGAGTGTCTGGGATTTCGAACACCTGTTCAGGTTCTGTTGGGGCATAGATTGCAAAATGCTTATCCTGTCCCACTGTATCAAACCCTACACCAATACCAAGCATGAGAGCATCCATAACCCAAGCAAATAAGGCTCCTGGATCATTCTTGTCAAGATCTTTTGTAGATACCATTGCACAGTTTTGTAGTGCTGCAGAGTTCTTTTTCTCCATAGTCATAGGAGTTCCAAATGCCCACATGCCTCTACCTGGTGGTGTCCACTTTAATTCAAACATTCTTTGGAATGCTTCTTGTGCAGATTTCTGAGCCTTGTAGTCATTCCATGGCAAACGGTTTTCTTTAGCATGATTCTTTTGTACTGAATACATACCCTCGATTACACGACGACAAACCTCATGCCATCTTTCCTTAGTTCCATCTTCTTTCATGCGAGAATACGTACGAATAAAAGTAATTTCTCCAAGTGAATTTTCTGCTGCATCCTTAAACCCAAATGGGCTTTCTTGGTTCTTGTATTTTTCTACGAAGTCCTCTGGAAGTTTAAAACTAAAAAAATCTGACATGTGTATCGTCCTTTCAAAAACGGATTAAGACCTAAGTATAGCAGAGTTTTATGAAAAGCAAAACTCTACCTCAAGTTATAGTTTATAGTTATTTAAAACTCATTACTGAATGATCGTTTCCTATTGAACACCTTAAACATATAGTCTTGGATGCACCAGTAACTGGGCAAGACTGAGTTGAAGATTTGTGTCCAAAGAAAAAACAAAGAATTTTATTAAAGTTTAATCCATGTTTTATCATTAGTATTGTGTCCTTCTGGGGCAATATCATATGCAACTGTTATTCTTGGCTGATCTTCAAACCAGTCATCTCTTCCATGAGGGTGTCCAGTTTCTGAAACAATTGCTCTATTGTTCTTATTAACATTTTCAAAAGGAGTTCCATCATTTCCACCTATTTTATAATAAGTTGATGAAGGCTCTGCATTTACACAATAATAACCGTGGAAGAATGGTGCCCCTTCTCCTCCCATGTGGTCATGGAAATGAGACATATTTTTTAGTGGAGAGACTCCGCCTTCGGGACCGCTTGTATAATCTAGGTTATACCAGCCATGAATCATATAATTTTCTGCATCATAATCTATTTCATAGTATTCTGCTGCTTGCTTCATAACTGCTCTAAGTTCTCTGTGTAGATCTCTTAGTGCATCATGACCAAAATTTTCTTTGTCAAATATGTTATAGTGGTTGCCAAGTTGAGTTGTTACACCAGTCAGTTTATCGTATTTAGATATCTCTTCACTTGGTATACCTGGAATTAATCCAGCAAGGATTTCATCTTGTTTTTGTATTAGAAAACTGTTTAGTTCAACTAAATTATTTTCCATGACTACTTCAAAGAATTTGTGATCTTTTTTTATCATACTAGTGGTATCCAATGCTGCTCATGTTTTTGACCAAATTTTTGAAGATCTCTTAGTGGGACTATATCATAGGCAATAGTAATTCTTGGACCTTCCCAATCCCAGTCAGCCATGGCATGTGGGTGTCCCATTTCAGATAAAACAGCACGGTTATTTATATTATTATTTTCTGTTTCTTTATCAAATACTAGATAATGAGTTGTAGATGGCTCTGCAGACACCGAATAGTATCCATGAAAGTTAGGAGCACCATCTGGCCCATGGTCATGCCAATCTAGTTTTCCTTTACCTGTGTGAGTAATATTAAACCATCCCTGAACCATAAACTTTTCTTTGTCAAAATCAAGACCATAATAATCACAGGCTTCAAGAGTCATAGATCTTATTTCTTTGTATAAGTTATAGATTCCAGTTGAGTGAAATTGAAAAACATTGTACTGTCTCCACTTCATAGTAGAAACACTATTAGATTGCTTCCATATTTCGTTTTCTCCAACAGGAGAAACACCAATTAGTTTTGCTTGCTCAATTTTTGTATATCTATCCTGTAACTCAGCAGAAAGAACTTCTAGGTTATTTTCTAAAAATCTTTCAAAAAACTTATGTGGTTGAGTTGACTTGCTAACACTTTTTGGTTTATTTGGATCAAACTGCATTTTATTCTCCTTTTTCTAATACCTTTAGTATATCATAAAAAGATAAAGCCCCCAACTTGTGGGGGCAAAATCTTATATATTTTTTATTAGAATGCTGCGTTAAATGCTGGTCCTGGACCGAATGGTGAGAAACCAAACACTCCGAATGGTGAGAAACCAAACGGTGAGAAACCAAACGGTGAGAAACCAAATGGAGAGAAACCAAACACAGAGAACGGAGAGAAACCGAATACTGAGAATGGAGAGAAACCGAACACAGAGAACGGAGAGAATCCGAATACTGAGAATGGTGAAAATGCAAACACTGAGAATGGTGTAAAGGAGAAGGCTGATGTAATACCAGTTCCTGCTCCTGTAGTAGATCCATTAGCATTATCTGCCCGAATTGTGTATGTCTGTGCTGTTCCTGATTCCTGAGAAACAACTACAGATGTAGATGCTGTATTTCCTGATTTACCATCAGTAGATGACCAGAAATAGTTTGTGATTGCTGAACCACCATTTGCTGGGGCAGCCCATGAGACTGTATCATTAGCAGTATTTGCTGAACCTTGTGCTGCTGATCCTCCAACTGCTGCTGTTGTTACTGTTGGTGCAGCAGGTGCTGCAGGTTTTGTAGTTACTGTTACAGATGAAGATGCTGATGAATAAGCAGAATCTCCATTAGCGTTTGTAGCCTTAACCTGAAACGTATATCCTGTTGCAGATAAAAGATTGCTAACTAGGATTGGGGAAGATGCTCCTGTACCAGTTTGTGCACCGCTTGATAGTGCTGTGTAACCAGTAATGGCTTTTCCACCTGTCGCTCCTGCTGTAAAAGCAATGTTAACTTGTCCTGCATTATAATTTGTTCCAGTACCAACATTTGTAGGTACTCCGATAGTAGGTGCATCAGGAACAGTAGTGACTGTTACAGAGTTAGATGCAGCAGATGCTGGACCAGTTCCTGCAGCGTTGTTTCCTACCACTGTAATAGTTGTAACAGCACCTGCTCCAAAACCAGTAATGGTTAATGGAGAAGATGCTCCTGTGACAGAGTGTGTTGTCCCGTGTACGCTACAATATCCTGATGCTGTGTAAGATGTAGCAGCATTTGGCCCTGTGTGGGTAAATGTTACTGTTACTGCACCGTTATTATAGGCTCTTGAGGTTCCAACATCTGTTGCTGTACCTATTGTTGGTGCGTATGGTGTTAGGAAGTCATTTGCTCCCTGACTCATTCTACCTGCTTGCTTTGACATAGTTAGTCTCCCTTAATCCCGTATTACAGTGATAGGTCTCCGAAGACCAACCATCCTGCTGAAGTTTTCATTGCTGTTGCTACTGAATTTGTTGTTCTCAACTTAAGTCCTGGTGTTCCCACAACTCCGTTAGTTGATGCAAAGTATGCTCCTGTAGATGATTCTTGGTAGAAGTCAATTGACTGACCAGTTGAATATCCTGTTGCTGGAAGAGTAATTACTACTGCTCCAGTTAGTGGAATAAACTTATCTTGCTGTCCTGCTGCAATTGTCTGTGCTCCTGCTGCTAAGGCAGTTGCAATTGTAGTAATCGAAGGAACGCCAGCCTTTGTCTGTGTACCGTCTGTAAATGCTACTCCTGCTGCTGCAACTGTTACTGTACCAGTAAATGTTGGTGAAGCAAGTGGTGCTTTTGCTGCTAAATTAGTTGTGACTGTCGATGCAAAGTTTGCGTCATCACCAAGTGCTGCTGCAAGTTCATCAAGTGTATTAAGTGCTGCTGGTGCACCTGTTAGAAGTGCGTTAACTTGTGATGTTGCATCTGCGATTGCTTCTGACTTAGCAGTTGCAATTGCTGTAGCCTGTGCTGTTGAAACTGGCTTTGCTGTATCTGCTGTGTTGTCAACGTTTCCTAGGCCTACGTGAGACTTAGTTACTCCAGATACAGTACCTGTAAATGTTGGTGAAGCAAGTGGAGCCTTTAGGTCAAGTTCTGTTTGTGTAGCAGTTGAAACTGGCTTAGATGCGTCTGCTGTATTGTCAACATTTCCAAGACCTACTGAAGACTTTGTAAGTGCTGCTACTGCAGTTGTAACTGCTCCGTCAGCATATGCCTTTGTAGATAGTTCTGCAGTATCTGTAATGCCGTGTACGTTTGTAGTATCAGTATTGTGATCTGAAACCTTTGTATCTGCTGCTGTTCCTGCAGCAGTAATCGCTGCTGCTTGCGCTGCATCTGCCTTAGTCTGAGCACCTGATAATGTCTCAAGTAGTGCAGTGTTTGCAATTCCGTGAACAGATGTTGTATTTGCATTGTGGTTTGTAATTTTTGTATCTGCTGCTGATCCTGCTGCAGTGATTGCGTCTGCCTCTGCTGAATCGGCCTTTGCCTGTGAGCCAGAAGTTGTTTCTAAAACAGATGTATCTGCAATTCCATGTACATCCGTTGTGTCAGCATTGTGTGTTGAAATCTTTGAGTCTGCTGCAATTGCTGCTGCTGCTAGAGCAGAGTTTGCTGAATCTTCTGCTTTAGTCTGTGCACCAGACTTTGTTTCTAGAAGAGATGTGTCAACAATACCATGAATGTTTGTTGTGTCAGATGAGTGATTAGTTAGATCAAGCATATAGACTAGATTTGCTGTATTTGAAATACCATGAACATTTGTTGAATCTGAGTCGTGTGCTGCAAGCGCTGTACCTGTATTGGTAAGTGCTGTATTCATTGTTGTTAAAAATGCTGGGTCATCACCAATTGAGGCTGCCAACTCATTAAGAGTATTTAGCAGGTCTGGTGCGCCATCAACAATTGCTGCTAATTCTGCTGCATTAGCAAAATATGTTAGAGCAGTCCATGCTGATGAGCCGTTACCCATCTTAAACTTGCTTGTGTCGGTTTCAAAACCGATTTCTCCTGCTGCTAAAACAGGGTTTGCAGCCGTCCATTGTGCTGCAGTTCCTCTGCGCTGTTGCATTCTTGTTGCCATATTTTATTTCTCCTTTATGGGGGCTGCCCATTATCTTTTCTTATTATAACATCAATTTATTAATTGAAATTATCTACTACACTACCGCCATCGAATACAACTGTCCACTCTGTTGAAGAGGGGCTACCTGCATCCAAACCTACACCCAATGGGCTGTTGAATGATCCACCTTCATAGAACTGAGATACTATGAAACCAGTTCCATCAATTGCGGTATCGTGAATGTGCTGTGGTAAATTATTTGTATCATCAATAGTTGCCTGGGTGTACCAAGAACCATTGTAATAGAAATTAACTCTGTTTGTTCCAGTGTCTAACCACTGTGTTCCATTAGTTGGTGAAGAAGGAGCAGTTGATGATACAGTCATAGATCCTGTTAATGAATCTACGTACTCCTTAGTTGCTGCGTGTGCTGCAATAGTAGGAGTTCCTACTGTTACTGCACCTCCAAATGTACCGCCGTTTGCTACGGCTAATCCATTCTTGACTTTGAAGTCTTTGTTCTCTGTTGCCATTTATTGCTCCTTCTTCCAACTATTTTTTATTTTTTATTACTTAATCAATGTTCCCATAACAGTAACTACTGAAGTGTTGTTTAAGGTTGTTACCTGTAGTTCAACATTACTTCCTGATATTACTGCTGAGACTGCTGCTAGTGCAACATTTGTTGCAACAATTCCGTACTCTGTAATTGCGATATTATCTGCAGTGTCAAGTGTCAAAAGGACTTTTGACATTTCAGTATTTGCTCCTGCGCCAACTCTTACAAGGAATTCTGCTGAACGGAAGTCAGCCTTCGCCCATGAGTAGGCTGTTTGAACTCCTGCTGTTGGTGCTGATAGAGTTGCTGCAACTTGCTTAGCAACTGAGTTTAATTCAACTGATGTAAATGAACGATTTGTTCCATCTACCGCACTACGAGCACGAGCATCTGTAAAGTAAAGGTTTGCACCTTCTGCCACATCGTCTGTGTCAAGTGCATCTGCATAAGCCTGTGCTGAAGTTAATGCAGCATTTGCTTTTGTAGTAGCATCTGTTGCTGCTGCTGAGATTGCTGCTGCTTGTGCAGCGTCAGCCTTAGTAGTTGCATCTGATGCTGCTGCAGCCTGTGCAGCGTTAGCCTTGCTTGTGGCATCTGCTGATGCTGTAGCAACTGATGCTGCGTCACCAGAAACTCTAAGTGCTGCTTCTGCAGCAACCTTTGAAGTAGCATCTGAGGCTGCTGATGAGATAGCGTCTGCTTCTGCTGCGTCAGCCTTTGTTGTGGCATCTGCTGCTGCAGTGCTTCCAATTCCATCTGCGTAATCCTTTGTTGCTGCGTGTAGTCCTGATGTTGGTGCGCCTGAAAGTGTCAAAGCACCTGTCATTGTGTCGCCAGCCTTTGAAACCTTTGTTCCTACTGATGCAGCAAGATCTGTTGCATAGTTTGGATTGTCTCCAATTGCTGCAGCCAACTCATTAAGTGTATCAAGAAGTGCTGGTGCTGAATCTACAAGTGCTGCAATTTCAGTATCTGTATAAGAATTTGCACTTGTTAATGCTGCGTTAGCCTTTGTAGTGGCATCTGATGCTGCTGCTGCTTGTGCAGCGTTAGCCTTTGAAGTAGCATCTGCTGAAGCAGTTGATACTGCAGAGTTAGCCTTAGATGTTGCATCTGCTGAAGCGGTGGCCTCTGCTGCAGCCTGTGCAGCGTTAGCCTTGCTTGTGGCATCTGCTGATGCTGTAGCAACTGATGCTGCGTCACCAGAAACTCTAAGTGCTGCTTCTGCAGCAACCTTTGAAGTAGCATCTGAGGCTGCTGTAGCAACTGATGCTGCATCTCCTGATACTCTAAGTGCTGCTTCTGCAGCAACCTTTGAAGTAGCATCTGCTGAAGCGGTTGCTTCGGCTGCAGATTTAGCAGTTGCAATATCTGTTGTTACTGTTCCAAGAAGTGCTGTGTCTGCTGAAGTAGCAAATGATTGTGCTGCAGCCTGTGCAGCGTTAGCCTTGCTTGTGGCATCTGCTGAAGCGGTGGCCTCTGCTGCAGTCTTTGCAGAGTTGGCCTTGCTTGTTGCATCTGCTGAAGCGGTTGCTTCGGCTGCAGATTGTGCTGCTGCTGCTGCTCCAAGAACATCGTATGATGCTGCTGTTGCAGAGATTGCACGAGCATTTGTAAAGTAAAGGTTTGAACCTTCTGCAAGATCAGATGTTGTAGAATCTGCTACACCGTTTTCTGCGGTAATAACAAGACCTGAACCTGAACCTGTAATTGTAATGTTAGTCTTTGTAGCACCAGTCAAAAGATCTGCTGCTGAAGCCTTAGAACGAGCATCCGTGAAATACTGTGCTGTTCCTTCTGCCACATCAGATGTTGTAAGAGCATCTGCGTGTGCAATTGCTGCAGCCTGTGCAGCATTAGCCTTTGAAGTAGCATCTGCTGAAGCAGTTGATACTGCAGCATTAGCCTTTGATGTTGCATCCGCAGAGGCTGTTGCTTCTGCTGCAGCCTGTGCTGCATCTGCTTCTGCCTTAGCAAATGCTGTAGTTGCAATCTGAGTTGTATCAGTATTTGCTGCTGCAGTAGGTGCTGTTGGGACTCCAGTAAGTGCTGGAGAGGCAAGTGGTGCCTTTGTTGCAAGTGATGATGTAAGTGTTGTTGTGTAGTTAGCATCATCATTAATCGCTGCTGCTAATTCATTTAATGTATTAAGAAGTGCTGGTGCACCGTCAACAAGATTATCTACTGCAGTTCCAATTGCTGTGTTGCGGTTTGCAACCTCTGTGTTAATTGCAGATGTAAGTGCTGATGCTGCTGTTGCTTCTGCTGCAGCCTGTGCAGCATTGGCCTTAGTAGTTGCATCAGTTGCTGCTGCTGAGATTGCTGCAGCCTGTGCAGCATTGGCCTTAGATGTTGCATCTGCAGAGGCAGTTGCTTCTGCACCTGACTTTGCATTGTTGGCCTTAGTAGTAGCATCTGCTGATGCGGTAGCCTCCGCTGCGCTCTGCGCTGCATTTGCCTTGCTTGTAGCGTCTGCTGAAGCAGTTGCTTCTGCTGCAGACTGTGCTGCTGCTGCAGCACCTGATACATCAAATACTCCTGATTTAATATTTAGTTCGCCAGCAGTAACTTCCATCTGTGTTGATTCAACGGAGGTAACAAGTGTAGTTCCTCCAACAATACCAACGATGTAGTCTTCTGAAGCCTGGTTTTCTGTAAGAATGTTAAAGCCACCAACTGTTGCGGTAGATCCTTCAACGACAAGACCTTGTTTGATCTTGAAATTTTTATTTACTGTTGCCATTTTTTATATCTCCTTAAGCCTTTAAACCAATTCGTGCGTAACGAACTGTTATAGGTGTAATACCGCTTACTGGAGTGACTGTTAAAGCCACGGTATTTCCAGTGCGGGAGACATTAATGGTGCCAATATTCCCATCATTGTCGATTGTTGCATATTCTGTAACATTTATGTTTATTCCGTCAACAAGAATTGTTAATTCAGTTGAATAGAACTTGTTGGCTCCTGCAGTGGTTTTTGCTATTGAAATAACATACTTAACCATGCGCCATTCTGTTGCATCAAAGTTATCAACAACAGTTAGGTTCTCAATCCCGTTGACTGTAACTTCGTTATTACCTGCAGACCCCAAATCTGTTGATTGAGCAGTTGCGGTATCGATTAGATCTACATAGTTTTCTTGAGTAGGTCTGTCACCTGTTTGAAACAGGGCCTTTACACTTGCGATTGATATCTTAGCCATGTGGTAATTATATCACCCGTTTTAATAAGATAATTAGAGAATATAGTTGCTGTAGCCAATTACTTGAAGGGGAATTGGGGGTGGGTTTGTTTTTGAATATCCAAAGACACTTACATTTGTAAACTTAACTCTAAAGGGTAATAACTCAAGAACTACGGCTTTAGGTTGCAAGTGATCTATTCTTATAGACCTTGATTCTAACTCTGTTATTTGTGCATGTGCTAATTGATGTGTTGGCATTAATTTGTTACATCTTCAATGATAACCATTGACCCTTTGGCTACCGTCCAAACTCTGCCCTCTGATAAAAGTTCTGTAAGTTGGATGTCAAAGATGTCTCCCGTCTCAAGAAGTTCTGATTGAGAAGATGTAATGTTTACCGTGAAACTTCCCTCTGTATCTTGAAACTCAATTGGCTGAGGGGATAAAGAAACAATGAGTGCTCCATTACGACGAATGTCCATATCAACTTCCCAGTCTTCAAGAAGAAGTGGCTCTCTTGCATCATTAGTTACATAAACACGAAAGGCTGCTGAGTCACCACGAACAACTGTCCATTTAATTTCTGGTGGGGCTGCGCCAAGTGCGTACGAATCTGTTGGTTGATTTCTAAAGGTTGCCATAGTTTATTATATCACGCCAGACCGTCTCTGAGGGCTCCCCAGGTACCGTTTCCTTTTGCTTCTACTATTACAATTCCATTTGTGTTATGTGCATAAGCACATATTCCAACTGCTCCTGATCCACCTGTTGGTCTAATATTTGTCAAACCACCATTTTCTCCAACATACAAAACATTTCCTGATACAAAACTTGAAGTATTTAAACCTTCCATAACTCCAGCAACAACTACAATTCCATCAGATCCATGGTTAGTAGTGTTTTTTAATAGACCAAGTATTGGAGATGTTGTTGCTCTTAATGCTTTTGCAATAGTTGTTTTTGTTGTATATCCCGTGGCATAAACTGGAGTTCCTGCTCCAATAATTCCACCACTGTTATTTGTTACTTCAATTTGAAAATATGATACTCCATATGCTGGAAGAATTGCATCAAGTGATTCTGCTAACTTTTTTAAGTCTCCGTGTACGTTTACAGGCGAAGTTTCAAGGGGATATTTGACTCCCGTAGTAGAATTAGCATATGTGGTCATAATAAAATAATTATACACCCAGATTTGACTTTTGGCTCAAAATTATGTTATACTAGGTAGTAACACCTACCAAGGTGTTATTGTTTTCTAAGGAGGAAACTATGATTAAATTTATCGAAAGAAACAAAGAGATCATTAGCACACTCAGTATCGTAGCACTAGTAACGGTTATGTCTAACTCTGCTAATGCTATTTCAGATCTTGATACAAAGAACAATCTTAGTCTTGAACAGGCTCAGACATCGGAAACCGCCTCGAAAGAGGTTTTTTTGGTTTCTAAAGCAAAAATGTTGGAGAGTTTTGAAAATAAGACTTCTCTAACAGATATAGAACTAAAACAACTGCTTTCACTTGTTGGCTTTAAAGGTAAGGACCTTATCGTCGCTTGGGCAGTAGCAAAGAAAGAATCTAATGGACGACCATTGGCCTTTAATGGCAATCACAAGACTGGAGACTCGTCTTATGGTATGTTCCAAATTAATATGATTGATACACTTGGTCCTGATCGTAGAACTAAGTTTGATCTTGAATCAAATGCTGAACTATTCAATCCCGTCAAGAATGCAGAGATTGCATACTACATGACAAAGGGTGGAGATGATTGGTCTTCTTGGAAGGGCATTACCCCTAAGACCAGAATGTGGATGAGCAAATTTCCTAAGTAAATTATAATAACTAAGGGCACCTATAGGGTAAAACCTATGGGTGCTTTTTAGTTTCTTAGTATTATATTAATTGCTGCTCTTGGGGCTTTAAAAGTTTCAACTTCATGTGTTAGATTTTTGGGGATAAAGACAAAGTCACCCTCTACAAGATGATACTCATTCTCTAAGTTCTCTCCAGTACGCCATATCATTTCACCTTTAACAACCCACTGGAACTGATCTACATAATCACTATGCTTGCTTCCAACTACCCCTTTATTTTTCATTAAAGAAATAAGACCAAAGTTACCAGTATAAACATTTGCATCGTACTCAGAAAGTCCCCACTCTGTAACTGGGCCTAATTCAGGAATTATAGACATATATGGATCTTGTGGATCGTATAATTGAAAAGCAAGCCTTGACCAAAATCTACACTTTAATCTCATATCTAAATACTCATCTTGAAGGTTTGAGTTAGATAGATATGACCTATCTGGAAACTTTTCTAAATCTTCATCAACATATTGAGATACAACAGAGATAAGTGTATCTAAGGATGGCAGTTCTGGAAATACATTTTTAAAAATATGAATCCTATTTTCTGCACGAGCCTGCTCTACAAGCGACATATCTATTTTTCCAGGCAAACTATTCACTAACTGTTCATTTAGACGATCTTGTATTTTTGTAATAGATTCCTCATCAGAAAGACCGACAACATCGATGTAAGAGTGATCTGTTCCAGAGTACTCTGCAAATTCTTTATAGTGATAGTGATATCCTGGAACTGCCAAAACCTCAAAGACCTTTGTTCTACTATCACACCAAAAAGTATTAAATAGCCCTGTTCCAGAAATACTAGCAATTTCTTTTGCAGAACTAAAAAGTTGTATCTGCTGAAACAGACTGTAGTCTTCTGCATGCACAATGGTGTACCCATTGTTTTTAAATAGTTCTTGAATATATACTTCTTTTGATGTCGACCTGGCTTTTGCCCATATAGCCCTGCTTCTTTCTTCATCTGTAAGAAATTCTTTTTTTGAATAAAAGTCAATCTCTTCTTGATATTTTTTGTTATATCTTTCTCTCGAAATAAATAATTTTTCTGTTTTTTGATTACTAAATAGATGTTTAAAATCATCCTTTAACATATCTATTGCTAGATA